TTAGTCTTCATCGTCGAAAAACTCCTCGAAATCTTTATTAGTCTTAATTTCTACTTCTGGTTTATCTTTAGACAACTGACGAATGTGTAACTCTGTACGTTGTTCAGGAGTAAGGGTTAAGTTAAGCGGAATTCTGCCAGTCGCTACAATTTCACGATATAGAGCATTAATAACAGCGGTTGGTGTTAATCCCAGTTCTTCGATTACATCTTCTGCTTCTCCAGCTAATTCACGATTAATATTCACTTGTAACTTTTTGTTTTTATTTTTCATCATTACAGAATCCATTGTCATCACCTCATAACTATATTATACTCTTTAATCGTTAAAACACAACAAAAATAGCCCTAGCAGTCACTACTTTTGTAATGACCACTAGGGTTTACTGTTATTTGAATGTACCATAAGGTTCATGGTTCCATGCGTTCCTCACCGCAATGTAACTATAACCGTTAGAACGTGGCTGACGTACATAAATGAACCCATCATGCTTTGACCAAGCATCATATTTAATGGTGGTACCTGGTCCAACATAAGCAATTGATGAAGAACTTGGTTTAGCTCCCCACCGCAAGTGCAACCATGTTGTAGAAGTAAAGGTACCATTTTCACGGTGCCAAGTGTCACCCATGTTATCAGTCCAGTTTGACTGGTTAGGTTGAGCAATTGGTTTCTGTACCTTGTTCGATACTTGACTACCTGAACCGTGATCAGCAACCCGTAATACTTGGTTCGGGTGGATAACGGTGTTGATGGTGGTACCGTTCAACTTCGCTAGAGCGTTCATATCCATCCCGAACTTGTGAGCAATGCTCCACCAAGAGTCACCAGCTTTAACCGTGTAGTTATGAGTGTCTTGGTGGAGTTGCTTACCAGTAGTTGTAGCTGGAGTATTCGTCTTTGGCTTCTGTGGATTACCTGCCTTATATCCATTATCAGTAATCCCCGTCAAATCAACATCGCCATCTAAGCCGCCAGCATTATATGTTGATGTGAACTGGAAGATACCGATATTTTCAAAGCTTGGGAAGTAGTTGTAGTTTGGATGCTTCGTTACGTTGTAGTCAGGATATTCCGCTAATGCCAATGGATATTGACTAGCAATCTGGTGTAGATCTAAGTGATTAACCAAGAAATTCTTGTAGCCATATAATACCGCTGTATAACCTGCATCCTGTACACGTTTCAAAGCATATAATACTGAATCAGTGTCCGGGTTACCACTTTCTACGTCTAACATGACAATACTACCTTTTGGCGTTTGTACCTTTGGTAGATAGTAATTGAGCATTTGGTCAGCTTGCCACCGGCCGCTAAATTGAGCATAGATATAGGTGTGTGCTCGCTTGCCTTGTGCAATGGTAGTCGCTACCTGCGTTGGATAGGTGTATTGTTCAACAAATGAACCGTTGTAATATCCCCCAACTTGACTGATTGAAAACTTATCATCATTCAACCCCCAAGCACCAAAGTTGCCTTGATACTTAGACCAGTCAACTCCTTGATCGCCCTTAGCAGCATAAGCTGTAGGAATTGTCGTTGTGGTGATTCCCCCAACTGAGAAGGTTGTTGAAATTCCACAAAATAAAAAGGCGGTTGCAATTACAAACGTCAGCCATCTATTTAGTTTGTGCTTCATTGGTCGTGTCACCTACCTTTACATTGGTTGGGTTTTCCACTTCACCGTTTCCTTCTACAAAACCGCAAAGCCCTAGAATCGTCAGAACCGTATTAATAATGCCGACTAATTGGTCCCAATGACCGTAGGAAACCCCGCAAGCCATCATGACCTGTTGAACTAAAACAATTAACAAGGTAATAAATGACGCAACGACAGTTTTGTTTAACGTGCCGTCTGTATTTAAAAACTTCTTCAAAGATGCTTGTGTAATTTTATTTTCTTTCATGCTGTTCGTCCTCCAATCTTGTAATGCGCCTTTCGTGGTCATCTAGCCTAACCGAGTTCTCTTCAAATTTGCGGTCGCCCTTTTCAAGACGATTATCTACCCGTTCATCGTGGCGATTTTTGACCTCCATATTGTGATTAAGTAGGCGGAGTTGATCGTTGGTTTCTGCCAGCAGTTCTCTTTTCGCCGTGTTAATCAACCAACGGCCAACCAGCGCCACCGCTGTAATAATAGCAACGATTGAAGCCCACTCTTCCCAACCTAGTGACAAGAAAGTATGCGGTGTGATTAACCACCTCACATAATTACCACCTTTCTTTAGCCCGCCCAAAAGAAAAACCACAGTGATGAGCTGTGGTTCAACATAATGTATTGTGTATTTCAAAGGCGAGAAGTGTTACGAAAAAGGGTTCCCCCTTTCTTAATTAAGCGGCAGGGACGTAATCCTTACCTGTAATTTGCTTGTATTGGTCAGCAGTAATTGAAAGACCAACATACCCTTCGATTGGGCAATTCAGTTCAAACATATATTTGCAAAAATCAAACATTATTGAGCATCTCCATTCTTAGTATTGCCTTGTTGTTGCTTCGCAAACTGTAAACCAAGCGCATTGACCGCTTGGTTAGTAATTCGCAACTGCTTTTGTGTTTCGGCTAATTGAAGTCCTAAAGCATTAAGTGCTTTATCAGCAGGACTTGGTGTTTGCGGTGTAGCTGGTCGCATTGGTGGATTAGCTTTATCAAAGTCCTCACGACTCATTGCATTCCACTTAGTACCGTCAAATCGTGGATGTAATCCTTCAGGAACCAGCGTCGTTGCATTGCTTGGTATATTTTGATCTGCATTAATGGTATCCATGTAAAGATAATTTCCGTTTTGATCAAAATAATAAATATTCTTCATAAAATACCCTCCTTAGTCATAAGCCATTAGAGTACCCAGCACATACAAATCTTGATTTTCAAAGTTTGCGGTTCTTGGGAAAATATTAATTGTTCCATTAGCGTTACAGTCATAAGTAAATTCCTTTGCGTCATCAGTATGTTGATAACTTGAATAGTTTTCAACTTTAGAGTGACCATCTAAGAAACTGGCTGGAATACTCAAAACCGGTACTGATTGCCATTGCTTTGCGTTGACTTTACCAATGTAAATATTAAAGAAAACTACCGTAACGTCTTTAAACTTTAACTTTCTAATTTTAATGGCGCTTTGGTCAATTGTTACACCACTTAATGGGGTAACATTGGCGGTACTCTCGGAGCCTTGGTACTGTTCCGATAAATCACTAACCGCATCTACTAAACCATTATATTTGGGATCCCATGGTAATTCACCATGAGCCAATTTTAATTTTGAATAATCGGACATTATTCAATCTCCTTTCTAATTGCTTGTTGTCTTTGCTGGTTGCGTATCTTTGAAGTTCGCTACGAAGTCATTTGCAACATCAAACTTGGTTACTGTAGCCCCTTTGAACTCTAAAACGATGGTAAAGATACCACTGTAAACATAAACAAATGAACCACCGAAACTTGCGTCTGGGTCACTCATATCTAAATCAGACATGAACCCGTGAATGTTATCAGGGCTAACGAACAGCTCAACTTCCGTTGGCTCATTCCGCACTGCTCGTACATTCACATCGTAGACCGTTGAACCACCAGCCGGCGTTTCGCCAGCGCCACCAATACCTGCCCCATACTTACCAGCGTAAGCATGGACTGACGGGTAAATATCTGGTAGCCCTTGGCTGTTAGTGCCAAGCTCTAGATGAGCAATCCCAATCATGACTGGGCAACCAGCATAGCGAGCTAGCATTGACATAGTAACTACATCATTAGCCTTGACTTCCGCCACAATATCCTGAACCCGACTTTCAAGCCGTGAAATAACGTCTTGTAAATCGTTGAAGTCCTTGGTGTAAGTTGCAAGAAAAGCCTTGATAGTAGCATCCCATGTTTCTTTGAACTTCTTAAGATCACCGTCAGCATTAGCAATGATTGCTGACAACTTATCATATAGATCATTGAATGGTGTAATGTAGTCGCTCGCAACTAACCCCGAAATGACCCTATCTGCCATGATTTCCATGTTGAACTCAAGGGTAGCAATTGACTGCCCTTCCTTCATGATACGGAAAAAGATTTGTGCATACGATCCAGCCAAAGCAAAGGCTTGCGCTGGGAAGTCAAAACGGAACTGACCACCCGTAGCGTCCAGCATGACACAGTGTTTACTGTCATAAATACGGTGTGTCTTGTCAGGCAACACCCCTTCAAGCACCACGTTACAACCAGTTAGATCAAACGGAACTTGTGGGCTGTCTGCTGAACCATCTCCACGGTAGACCTGGACAAGGACTTGCCGCATTGCACTATCATATTGCCGTGCTTGAATCCAATTATATTGATCACTGCTCCAGTCAATATTAAGCACATTGCTATCCATTGTTCCGGCTATTTTCCGCCTGTCGCTGTCAACGTGAAACGTCATCATTTCCATTAGTTAATCACCCCTTTCTGTTGCAAGACTCTCGTTACCGCATTTTCTAAGGCGATTTCATCAATTCCCCCAACGGCAACGGTATTAATTCGTGATTTGAGTTCGTTAAGTTGTTTTTGGAAATTAGCTTGTGACTTCTTATCCCCAACCATTTCCGCAAACTCATTCATTTCTTGCTCAATCGTTGTAAAGTTTTCGACCAAATCATCATAGAATTCTCGGTTAATCACCATTGGTAAATCGGTCGTATGAAGTTTAATTTGTTCAGCCACTTACATCACTCCTTTAAGACCAAGTATTAAGCAATTCAAACGGGTACCAAGTGTCATTACTGCCATTACGAATGAATGTTGATGGACGATAAGAGCCAAGCACTCTGACCGTTTGTGTTACATACACCGTATTGAAGATAGAAACACGTTCGGATTTAACTAGCCCAATCCAGCCGTTCTGAACTGATTTATCGTACTTAGTCAGATCGATACCTAAATCAGATAATGCTTTCACTTCATAAGAAAAGCCGTCAGAATAATCAGACGGCTTTTTAGTTGTATGTAAATCGCTAGTATCAATACTTGGTAATTCATTTCGGTCGGCTTTGTTGCTAAGTAAATCACTGACGGCGCCTTCAAAGCTATCCAACGTCTCAGTAGTGACATAATAATCAAACTTACTGGAATTAGCGTCTGCCGTTGATTGTGCCTTTTTAGCATTACTTAATGCACTTTCAGCAGTCGCCCTCACTTTATCCAAGTCAGATTGTTTCACACCACTAGATGAAGAAAGATCAGCTTTGGTAGCAAATTGACTAAAATCAGGTAGATCTTCTTTTTTAGCGTAATTATCAAGCTCCGCTTTATTAACTAAATTAGCAATGCTTGGTATATCAGACCGTTTGGCAAATTGTGTAAAGTCTGGTAATTCAGTGCGTTTCACATAATCCACCAACATTGCTGTAGTGGCATAACCACTCAAATCCGGCATTTTAGGAATCTGCGATAGTTTCGCATAGCCTGACAATTCACTTTTACTTACTAAACCATCAGTACTTGGAATTACCGGCTTATCTTCAATGTCAGCCCATTTAACCGTTGGCATCGATAATTTATTCAGTCGTGCTTCCAACTCGTCAGGCGTAACAAATTTAGGCTTATTCTGAATGCTATCCCAATCAACTGACATAGCAGATTTAACTTTATCTTTGAGAAAATCATTCCATAACACTTCTACATCGTCAGCGTGCCAGACGATCCCCCAAGGCGTGAAATAGATTTTAACCGTTCGCCCGTTATCAGGAGAACATGCTTTAACAGGAACATGGCTCTCAGGGTCTTCATAATCAATCAAGGTCATTGGTCTAATCATCTCTTCCGTCATGATTGAATCCCTCCTGTTAATGCTTTGACCTTCTCCATATCACTTGTCGTTACGGTAGTAATCCCTTGGAAATGATCTTCATAACGAGCACCGCTAGTAGCCGTTTGAACACTCGAGGAGATACCCACCATTTGCTGGTTGATATTTCTGAACTGCTTCCGTATAGCCTCATTAATGTCATTCATCGCTTTACCCGTGTTGTTAAAGTTAATCGTGGCATCGTTGTTCTGGTTGTAATCGTTAGTAGTGACACTGAACACAACCATGTCAGTGTCAACGTTTAATTCGGGGTCGTACGTATGAACGCTATCGCCGAGTTGGTACGGGCAATCACCCTTATGTGTCCATGTCATGGTAGTTGCTGGGGCAACTTGTAAATGTGATTGTAGATATTGAGTTGCTTGGTTCTGGTCATAAATCGTATCAAGGGTTTGATCTTCTCCAACGTGTTCATCATAAAGATCAATTGACTGTTGGTCTTTAAATTGAAAGTTGAGTTGATAGAATTCTTCTGTCGAACTTGATGTACTACCAGCCGAACCACCGCCGTTCATAATAGAAGCCATTTGGTCATTGCGCCCAATCCATGATGGCGGGTAATTACCTACTGGGATTTCCTTACAGCTTTCGCCTTCCTGCGGTTCATAGATAATCGTATTGGCATCAAGAAATAGGCAAACGTGATACGGAGCACTGAATGAGCCATAAAACCCAACGTCCCCCGTTTGTGCAGAGCCTACTTGATGGAATGAGCCAACCTGTGTGTAGGTCGTCCAACCAATATCAACACCCATCTTGGCATAGCAGAAGTGCACAAAACCTGCGCAATCAGAACCTGCTTCAGTTCGTCCACCTAAGATATAAGGGCGCCCCAACCATGAACGAGCATAGTTAATTAGTCCTTGAGCGTCCTGAGAAACTGGTCCGCTGCTATCAGAAGTAGTAGTCGTTTTCTCCATCTTCCCAGCTTTCACATTGACCACATTAACCAAGTCAGCCGTTGACTGCTGAATATCTACATTGGGCGAATCATAAAGGTATCTAAACGTTTCGCCCGTTTGATGAGTTAATGAGTTTAGATCATAAATCTTTAAGACATTCCCGTCAGGTATCCAGTAACCACCGCAACCAGCAAGATTAGATGTTAGAAAATCTAAACAACTACCGCTTGCCTTTTCGGTTAGAGCGGTAAAACTTCCGTGAAGTTCGTAACTAATTCTTTGATCGTTATTATCAAAGAACTGGTGCATAACCGTGTCTAACGTATAGGTTGGGTCGGCTGGAGCTGGTTTAATGACTGTACCAGGCTGTTTATTATCATCGCTTGATGAACTGTCACTAGAAGAATTGTCTGACTTATCATCATCGGCAACCCGTAGGTTTTTAAGTTTATCAATTAAAGCGTTAGTAGCGGTAATCTTTTTGGTTGCGACCCCTTGTTCGTTAGTAACAGGTTCAATGTCCTTGATCTTATAAGACTGGCCCATAAACAACACTTCGGCTTGAACCTGAGCCAGATTAAAAACGTACTCAAAGCCGTTTAAGTATCGCATCGTAAATTCAACTTGATAGGTTGAACTCAGCTCAAAAGTGCGTTGCCAAGTGTTATAAAGGTCAGCAAAATTAACTCGCTCTTCGGCTTTTCCATCATGGCTTTTGATCACTGCTACATCAATCATGATTTCCACCATAAAGGAAAATCAAATGTGACTTTACCTTGAAATCCACTAATTACAAATTCATTTGGTCCCTTAGCAAGGGTAATGATTTTGTGATTAGTGTTAATGCCATCATGGTTGCCGTTGAGCATGGGGTTTACATCAACCAAAGACCAGATACCAGACCAGCCACCCTTTCGAGTAACTTCATCGCCTGTGGTTTTGTTTTTGATTGACATATCCCCACCAGCCGAACCTTCTAAAATAATCGTTAATGGTTTCCCCCGTCTTTCAGGGTCAATCATGACTTCGGAAGTATTCAGCACCGTAAATGAATTACTGGTAAACACATATTGTGGACGGTCGATAGGCTGGTTGTTGCCAAACCCTTCAACCATATCATCGAAGTCAGCCGTTGTGCCCACACTACGACTAAGGCCATAAAGGTCAGTCAACGTGACCTGACAAATCCACCCTCTTTCACTGGTAAAGGTTGGGGCTGCTAATTTAGCCCGTACCTTATACATACGTTGAGGAAAATCTGCCCAACAAATCCAATATGTTTCTCGGCTATCCATGAGTTTTTGCAAGGCGTCAAACGCAAGAAAAGCGTCAGCTTCATTCATACCATAGAAGTGAATCGACATAGTAATTTCACGAGTGTTATAACTCGTTGAATTTAACTTCTGCCCATCTTGCAGGCCAAGTTTTTCAAGGTTGTCTTCTTGTTGAACTGGTGCTGGACTATGCAGATAACATAAAACATCTTTCAAATCAGGTTGATCATAAATCGAATGCCACTCTTTACCATCTTCTGAAATTGAGAACTCAATGGGTTCAAAATCGACATACGGTGTTGGGTCATCATGCGGACCCAAAAAGGGGTAAAGATGTGGTTTTACTTTCTTCGTTGAAAATACTTGCACTACTCTTCACTCCTTTCTAGTTATAAGCATTGCGCCAATTATGAGCATTCCGTTTATTAATTGCATTAGTCACTTCGTCAACAACCAGTTGTGGTTGCATATCAATGTTATTAACTGCCTTAACAACTTCATGAAGCAACGTAACAACTTGCCCGTTGAATTGACTGCCGTTCTCGTTAGAACGCAATTCAGGGTGGTGGGCTTCCATCGTTTGCCATGCTTGCTTCATTAACGGTAGAGCATTGTTGTTGTACGGGTTAATGATGAACTCATCTTGTTCTGGGTTGTCCCCAACCGTAACGTTTTGTAAACCACGAACCCGACCACCAAACGCAAACCGCCGTGAACCTTGCGGACCAGAGTGAAGCCATTCCATCTTACGGTGGCCCCAAATAGTCGTCCAACCAATCGAATTAGCATAATCACTATTGTTGAAGAAAGCAATTAATTGGTGGAACCCTTTCATGATGTTATGGAACTTTGGCATAGCATAAGCATTAAATGTTGGTACCGTATATTGCAACAGTCCCCGAGCTTCGTTACCACCAGAGTTTTGGTCATGAGTTGAAGCATCCTGAATTCGTGTTTCTTGTCCACCAGATTCGTTTTGGATAACCTGCTTTAAATTCGATACAAATCCATCATTGATGTGGGCTTTCATCTTTCGAGCAGCCGAACGAATAACAGGGCCCCAATCACCGTTTTTAGGTTCCTGAACGATTGCTAATAAGTCTTTCAACACGTTAGCAATTCCACGGCTAAATGCAATGGCTGACGCTTTACCAAACGTTGGAATGATATTCTTTAACGAGTTCCAATCAGTTAATTTCAGGATTAAATCCTTAGAAGCACTAATCGGGTTCTTATCGAAGGCGTCAGCGATTTTATCCATTTCATCATCAGATAGTGTTCCATCAGCATAATGGGGAATTCGCTTCTTTGATAAAAATTCATGCGACTTTTCGCCCGGAATAACTTGTGAACCGGGTTCTAGCCAAACATGCCGATTAATACCCGCAAACAGTTGCCAACCTCGTGATGGTTGCCAAACTAATTCTTGCTTATGAGGGCCATCGCCATCATTGATAACGGCCATACCACCAGGGTGAGCGGAATAAGCAGAACCAGCACTGTGCATAGAAGTACCAGAAGCATAACTGATTGAACTGAGTTTCTTGTCACCGCCAAAGTCACCAATGACCTTGTTAATACCTGAAATACCTTTATTCAGACGGCTAACAATATCTTTCATGGCGCTTTCAGCAATATTAGGTAACTTGTTGAAATCAGACTTGAACGCCGATACTAAATCATCAAGCCAATTATCCCATGAACGCTTGAAACCACGTTCAAAGTCGTGTCCCGTATCATCAATATCATCAAGCTTGCTACTGATAGTTCGGTTGGCCTTATTCAAACCGCTACGGGCTTGGCTTGAAAGATTCTTCCAAGTATCGCCCCAATAACGTTTAAAGTCTTTGCTAAATGATTTAAGGGCTTCTTCGACCACTTTCATCATTGAACCAAACTCTTTAATGAATCTATGCTTGCCGACTGCTTTATCGGCTTCGGCCATTTGCTGACCGAGCACTTTACCAAAGTTGTACTTTTTCAAATCCTTAGATAGGGTCTTAATGTCGCTATCAACTTTTGACAAACCAGTCTTTTTATTAGCTAGTTTGCCAATTGTCTTTTCAAAGCTAGTAAATTCCTTCGTCGCTTGTTTCAGCGGTTTAGTTAATTGCTTGAAGTCCTTAACCATGCCACCAAACCAAGTGTCGAGCTTCTTTACTTCATCAGCGAGTTTTGACTTCTTGATTGACTTAGCTAGTTTCTCAAAATACGTGCCTACTTTCGTATGCTTCATATCCTTATTGAGCTTGTCTAAATATTTGGTAAATTCACCCAAACCATGTTTACCAGTCAGTGACTTAATAGAACTAGCCATCGTCTTAGTTGACTTGCCAAACGTCTTAAAGGTCTTAGCAAGCTTTTCTAACGGCTTGGCTGACTTCGCCATATCCTTAACGAAATTCTTTAGGCCCTTGTTCATCTTGTTTAAAGATTTAGTCGGGTCATTGTGCTTGACGACCTGCTTCAAACTCTTCAAAGTTTGCGTGTAAGTCAATACAGCACGGTTCATTTCCTTAATGTTGGCAATATCAGTCTTGGAGTAATGGTTACCACCGAGCGACTTAATTTCCTTAGAAGATGGTTTTTTAGACTTATGAGAACTAGACTTATGCGAGCTTGATGAGCTACTTTCATCATCATTATTCCACCAATTTTTTACCTTTTTCAAAGTATCTTTTGCCCAGCCAGTAACACCTTTCCATATTTTTTGGAACCCTTTAGCAATACCGCCAAGTGCACCACTCCAGTCACCTTTCAATAGCTTCTTGAAGAAATCAAGACCGCCCTTGAACATCTTAGAAAGTGCAGGCCCAGCTTTACCACCAATAGCACTACCGAGCATTCCACCGATAGCACCACCAATTGGTCCACCAAGCATTGTACCAATGACGCCACCTAAAATAGTACCGATACCTTTACCAGCCATCTTTGCACGGTTATGGATATGTGACCCTGTTAGTGCACGTAAAATGTCAATGGCACCAATAGCAATATTGAGACCAGATACTAGTTTTCCACCGATACCTTTACCAATACCAAGCAAACGAGAACCACCCATTTTAGATGCTAAACGTCCAATGAAGGAATCACCCAGTTTAGAACTTGCAGCACTCAATCCACGTTGGAATAATGTTCCAGCTTTTCTGCCTCCCTTTACCCAAGTCTCAGGAATGATATATTTCGTTGCAAAGCCCTTTATAGCACCACCAGCACGTACAAAAGCACTGGCAAACCTTGAACCGGCAATTCTACCTTTCAAAGCAAAACCTTTTTCAGAAATGACCGCAGATAGATCTTTCAAGGCACTACCAGATTTCTTAATGGCAATAATGCCTGGTTTAAATGCCTTCGATAAACCAGCAACCATTTTGCTACCAATCTTACTTCCTACATCTAAGAAACTACTTGGCAAGAACAAACCAGTAATGCCACGTCCAAGGCCCTTCGACTTCAGCATAAATGACTTTGAAAAGTTGCCACCAGCTTTTTCACCATCTTTAGCGGCTTCCTGTGCTAAAACTCCAGTTGGGCCAACTGGCTTACTAGCTTTATGATCACTTAGCATACCTAAAAGTTTGCTACTACCGTCATAATCACCGTTCAGGGCAGACATGACCGCTTTAACTTTAGTCGCAGAAGTTCCAGCGATACCTTTAATAGCTGAATACATATTTGATAGCCCTTTAGCTGCCTTTGACAACTTAGAATATACAAAATATGTGGCTAGAGCACGTCCAATAATGTTCAGAGCTGTTTTATGCTTAGAAATTTCTGTAAGGGCGTTGGCAATACCTTTTAGGCCATCACCGCTGGTACCACTAACGATTTTCAACATATCACCAATAGCGTCAAAAACACCTTTACCAACGGACGAACTAATAGACGCCAAGCCTTTTATGGTCTTCACAATGCTTTCTGCATTATTCGCTGTCCAATTGGATACTGTTTTAACGAAATTAGTTAAACCTCTAACGATATTATCAAGCATTTTAGACACTGAACCATTACCAAAGGCGTCAGCTAAGGCCTTCATTACCGAGCCGACACCGTTGTTCACGGCTTTACCGAGAGTTTCAAACTCCTTGGTGGTGTTCTTGTCCTTAATCCATTCAGAAACCTGTTTAACAATTGGGTTAGCTGCATTGGTAGATGGTGCCATTGCATCACCCATTAATTGTTTCCACTTAGCTGAAATTTGACGGAACATGCCGGGTAGAGTACCCATTAGGTTTTCAGACGCCTTCTTGTACTTGTCACCAAGTCCGTTGAAAACTGTTTCAGCATCTTTTGCCGATACCTTACCTGCTGAAATATCCTTACGCAGTTCTGACATTGTCAAATGAGAATTGTGTTGGACTTTACGTTCATACTTTAGAAGTGCTTCCCCAAACATTGGGAATGCGTCTGTAATCTGGTTCATATCGCCTAGTTGCAACTTTGAACTAGAAAGCATATGAGTAAAGTCCATTCCTACTTGCTTTAAGCGGTCACTAGAAAGACCAATAGCATCACCCATCGTTAGGAATGATTTAGTCAATTTCATAGTTTCCGGTTGATTATCGAAAACGTGATAGAACTGTTGAGCTAGTTCATTGGTAACATCAACACCCCAACCAAGTTTGTTGGATAAATCAACAATAGAGTTAGACATCGACTTAGCTTTGGCAGAGCTACCGGTCAAAGTGTCCCAAGTGGCGTTCATTTCTTGCATGGTCATGTTGAACTGAATACCAGCGTGCATTGCACCAACAATACCGTTCTTAATACCACTTAAAGCCATACCAAAACTATTAGAAATTGAAGTACCAATTGCGGTACCAGCAATAATAGTTTTCAGCTTGGTAAATGAATGACCGGTACTTTCAGCATTACGCTTCAGACCATTTAGTTTCTCGTTAGCACTTGTTGAATTAACTTTAGGAGTAACAGTCGGTTTCACTCTTTGAAGAGCCCTAACGTTCTTATCAAACCGGGTTACTTTCTCCTGTCCTTCGGTCGTATCAGCCTTAACTTTAATGTTCTTGCTTTTAAGACCATTGATGGACTTATCCAGCTTGCGAGTTGCTTCACCAGTCTCAGAAAGAGAAGCCTTGGTACCATTTAGAGCGGACTTAAACGTTGTCTGTTCCGCTGCCCCAGAATTAAACTTCATGCCTAACTGACCAAGCTTTTGCTCCAGATTAGACATGCTTTGGTTCATTCTAGCTAAGGGGCTAGTAACTTCATCAATCGCTTTAACTACGATTTTCTTTTCAACAATAATTCCACCATCACTCATGAGCTTCTCCCTCCTTTCTTATCTGGCATGAAAATATCCATAAACCGTTGTTGTTGTTTGCGCTGATCGGTGATCTTATGCTGTAACTGTTTGTCAGTGATTGATCTAATGGCTTGCAACCGATCATTTAAGGTCTTCTTATTCTGATCATCGTTATATTTGTCTGGGTCAACCATTACCGTTGGCAACAACGTTGATCCTAAGGCAAACCGCATATCTGACAACAAGTTGTAACTACGTTTATAACCACCAGCAACAACAACTTCATACTCTCGTGGGCTCATTCCATACACTTCTTCAAGTGTTGTCTTACCGACCACTTCGTTAATTAAACGTAAGCGGTCAAACATTGACTCATGAAAGTCAGCAATTACTTGCCTAACTGTTCGAGGAACTTCTTGGTTAGTTCGTATTGTTTCTTGGCTAGTGCCACTCCGTTCTGAGCTTCCGCTAGGCTCTTCTTGCCTTCCTTGGAATTGTCGTTCGTTTCTTCGACTACTTCTAAGGCGGCTTTTGAAGTCGTAATATCTTCGTGAAGAGTATGAAGTAAGTGATTGATCTTCAACTTTAAAAAACCTACGTTCTGAATTTCCTTGTAAACAGTCCCGTATGGATCTTTTTCGTCCCATACACCCATTTCAGCAAGGGTTTTTTCTACATCAGCACGAGTTGGACGCTTCTTGCCTACAACTGCGGCTTGATAGAAAGTGATAATTGCATCAGGGTCTTGATCAACCAATCCTGCAATTAATTGACTAAAACCATCAGCCGTTGCATTATCCTTGTTCTTTGTCTTTTCAATCAAACGATTGTAAAAATTATAATCGAGTTTTGTTTCGTATTCATGACCATCAATGGTTAAAGATTGCATGTATATACCTCCATATCGCCCGCCCGTTAGCTCTCATTAACTAACGAATTGTGTATTTGTGGGAGGCGAGCTAATCAAATCAATTAAGCATTTTGACCGTTGCTTTCGGTTTTAGAACCATCACCAGTTGGTGTAGTTGTAGGTGTTCCTTGTTGGTCACCAGTCTTTGAGCCAACTACTCCATCATTAGATGGATTGCTAGTGTCGGGTTGCTTTTGAACCGTTGGCTTTGGCGTGCTGTCGGTTGTTGGATTATTGGTTGCTACTCGCAGAGTCGCTACCAGCCGTGAGCTTTTGGCTCATTGGAACAGTACCAGAAGCGTCACCAGCCTTGGAATCGTCAGTAGCAGTAGATACAAGGCCACCGTTTTCACCAGAACCAATTTGACCCGGCTTAGTAAAGTTGTAGTACTTAGCAACCGCAGTAAACATACCTTCATCGAAGTCTTCGGCGCTTAAAGTAAATGGGTTACCGTTATCATCGTACCGGCGAGTTTCACCAGTGACTTCAAAGGTAACGTTTTGCGCAATGGCCGTGTTAAGCGCTTCGGTTTCTGGTAATGCTGAAATCTTAACCAGAGCGAATTCAGCGTCCACAACCTGCTTACCACTAGCATTCTTACGAAGAGTGTTCCAGTCGACACGCCATAAAGGCATAGTCCAACCGTTTTGCCAAACCATATAAAGGTCACGAGCAACATCGGTCTTAAAGCCATCACCCTTAGTCATAACAACATTGACAACCCGTTGCTGGTTCTTGGAACCAGTGTCCTTGATGTTGAATTGCTTAGTTGGTGTTGAACCTAAGGTTGCGGTGTTAGTACCAGAAGTTGCCCCTTGTGTACCTAAAACATGGCAAGGGTTAGTTACTGGTTCCGTAGGGAGTTTGTAGTAGTACATAACCTTGTCAGAAGACCGAGCTTCGACAATTGGCTTTTGAGAATTATCATTTGCTAATACTGGCATTAGTTAATTCATTCCTTTCTTTAAAATAAAAGACACGGCTATAAAACCGCGTCTTCAATAACGTTATAAGTTACTCGAATAATTTGTCGATTTAAAATCTGATTGGTTGAGCTGTCAACCATTGATGATAACTGTAGCTTGTCTACCAACCCCACAGAATAACCGTCTATGCTTACTTGTTCACACAAACGCATAATTCTGTAGGCATTGGTTAAACTTCTTACAAGCTTGTTCTGACTGTCAACCACATCAATCTGAAATGGATAACTGTATTCAGTTGCATTTTTAAATTGATCCGTAGAGCTACCACTCAAGAATTGTACTCGGCATACTGGCATTTTCTTTGGCACGTCTTGTGACGCTGAAAATGTCGATATGCCTATTGCTTCAATATGTTCAACCAACCATTCATAAATCTTTACGAAAGATGGTTTATCATTCATTAGCTAAACCCCTTTCGAATTGCTTCATCAATTGCTTGTTCAAATGGCCCATTTAATTGGTTCAGGTTCAAGTGATTTGCTGCATCTTCAAACGGGTGGTGTGCTGGATATTTACGAGTTAAAAGACCAAACTCAAACGCCTGTGAGTAGTTATATCCACCATTAGTCGCGTCCGTATAAATCTCATGACGATTGCCTTGAACATGATCTTTTAAATGTTTAACCATAAATCCGCGGCCTTCATAACCACTCTTTGAATGGTATTGGCGTGACTTCATCAAATCACGAACCTCATTGGTTGCCCGCTCCGCCATCTTGTTAGTAGCCCGTTCGCCATTAACAGAAGCAACAGCGGTCATATTACGCAATCTTCGACCACCAGCACCAAACTCGTTTTTATCCAGTGTGGCGGATATCTGAGCCATCGTTTGACGCAAATCGCTATCATCGTAATCAAGAATAATCTTGGGGACGTTGTCATTGTTCCAGCTCATTACTATCCACCTTCAAATCATTTGAGAAATAAATATCAGTTCTCGTTGCATGTTTGCGAACCTGAATGATCTTGTACTTCTTTAAATCATCATCACTAGTCTCTTGTTCTGGAAAAGCAACAGCATTGGCTTTCTGGTTGCCCTGAACACGAGCAACCCAAGTCATGTTGAATTGCTTTCCAAACAAGTTATTTTGAACCTGAGCCCCGTTCACTTCGGTAACATGAGCGATAACATGTTGATAAGTCCAGATTTCGCTATCGTCCAGCGTTCCATGAATAACGGTTTTGGTGCATAACACGATTGGTCTAATGCGGCTTACCATGTCCAGACACCACCTTTTGACCCTGAACGTTGGTTATCAATATAGCGTTCCAATAATGGAATAAAGGGGTTGAGTTCGTTATCTTGAAACGACCAGCTCGCCCCTTCTTCACTATACGTTTTAGCCCCGTCAGCGTCATTCAGTGATTGAACATAGTGAGCTTCTGTAATTCTGATCACTACCACTTCTAGTTGAGTGGGCAGTTTATCTTGACCAACATACAAACAAACCATATCTGACGCTTGCTTGATGAAGTTTGTTAATTGAATATCAAGGTCAGTGCCTTTGATATTCTTATCTAATTTAACGGTGGTCAATAACTCGTTGAACTTTGCGTCTTGCATTCAGACCACCTCTTTCTTATTACTTGTTTTGTTTGCCATCGTTTGATGGTTGTGGTGATGGAGTAGACCCGCCAGCAAAACCAATAGTTGCAAGTAATGCATCGTTGTAGATGGACGTTGCGAGGTATTCAGTGGTTGAAGCCTTGTTAATTTGGTGATCACCATCGTACCAAGCATAGACAGTTGGTGCTTTCTTCAAATAAGTCTTCATAGCGCCTGGCTTAACTGCGATTGCGTGACCTTTGGTCAACTTAGCCGTCCGAATGATTTCCCAACCAAGTAATTCACCAAAAGCACCGTTAATTAAAATGTTGTCGCCTAAATCAGAAGCCCGAGTCCAGTTGTCCCCTGCTAACTTACGTAATGAAGCAGCATCTTTATATGAAACATACAGAACACCTTGTTGCGGATAAGTAGCACCTTCAACCGCATTAGTTGCATTAGCAAACTTATCTTCCAGATCATCAATCAGGTCAACTTGGTCTGGGGTGTGACCAGTTACTTGAAGCGGAGCCGTCTTGGCAGTGTTGAGAATATCATCATCAACATAGGTTGCTAGTGCCATTGACATTTGACGTGCCGCTTCTGTTCGTGGGTCACCAAAAGGAATGAACGCCGCTTCATCAGAAATACTGTAAGCAGATACGATCTTTTTGATCTTGGCCTGTTGAGTTGTGTACTTCAGACTATCAAAGTCAATTTGTTCGCCTTCACCGTATTCCCGAGCGGTTCCAGTAAATTCATACTTTGGAATCGTAATCGTATCGCCTGGCTTACCTTCAAGAGTAGTGTCTACTGGTGCGATTGATTGAAATACATTGAGTTTTGATAATTGAGCGCCGATCATTGGAGCTAGAACTTGTGGGTCTAGCATATCGGCAAAGTGAGTATAGTTATTAGGACCTGGTGTTGCCATAAGTTAAAACTTCCTTTCAATTATTGTTGTTGCTGGCTATCAACGAGCTTTTGCATTTCTTCATAGTTCATATCAGCCAAATTTTTAGTTGGAGCCTGTGGTTGAGCAGGAGCACCGCCTTGCGGAGCCTTACCAGCAGACGAGCGATGTAGTTCGTTACGTACCCCTTGATCAACTAGCTTCTTGAACATATCAATGTTTGACTTGGTTTCTTCCTCGGTTTCACCCAAGAGCATTTCAGCCCCGCTAGTTGGCAAGTTTTGTTCTGACAAAAGATCTTTGGTGTGAGCAACATATTCACGGTGGTCAAGTTGTTTTTGACGTTGATCAAGGTCAGACTTTTGTTGCTTCAACTTATCTTCACGATCTTTGGCTTCTTTTTCAGCAAGTTGTTTAGCAGACATTCCAGCCATTTCTTTACCCTCGTCAATCCCTTCTTGACGTACCTGTTCGATCTTTTGCTTTTGTTCGGCTTCCCACTTCTCACGTTCTTTAGCAATTTGAGCTGAAACAATCGAACCTAATTCATCACGGTTAAAAGACTTTTGAGCTTCTTTTTCTGGTTGTTCTTTCGGCTCTTCATTGTTTTGAACTTGATCAGTAGTTTTTGGTTGTTCTTGTTCTTCCATAGTTAAAACTCCTTTGCGTGTAACGCTCGCCAGCGAAACTCGTTTAACGTCCGGCGACGAAACAAGCCTGATTCTTTAACGACTGCCAGACCGCCAAAGTCAAAATAATTTAGTTAAGAAAAAAGAGAACCTTTGATATAAAAGGGTTCTCTTTGCTTTTAAGTTAATTGAGAAAATAAAAAATAGGTTTTGTCATTTGAAATGACTAAACCTATTCAAATAAATCTGGGTTATCCATCATCTCATCAACTGTTGGTAAATCATCGGTATCGGTTTCTTCGACACCTTCAATCCAACACTGACAATTCGGGTGCATTGGTGGCAGGTTAATACCCTCTTCGGCATCGTCCACATCATAGATGTTGCCATCAATGTGTGAGCATTCAGCGCAAGTATTCGACGCTTCCAACGATAAGAAACGATACTTGCTTACTCCTCGTGCTTTTAAATCCCCAATAGTTGCCCCGTTAAGTTCTCGGCAAGTTTGTGTTCTGAATATGGTTCTCGCTCTTGCTAATGAACCACCAGTACCGTCCTTACCATTAAGCACTCGGTCAACATCTTTCACATAATCATGCTTGGCGTCAGTATCCAACGACGCCGTTTTACAAATATCTTTGATCTTAGAAATGGTCTGCTGGATATTGCGGTTAATGTCAGTATGAATGCCTTCTCGTTGAACTACTGAACGTGATACTGACTTCTGCAACATCACATCATAGTTATATGGAATTCTGTGTAATTTTGGGGTAACGGAATGCTGTTCTACGGTTGCCCTTCTAATCTGTTTTGGTGCCTGATGTCCCATCGTTCCCACCATCTTATGAACTTGTGACGCTACTTTAATCATCGGTGTGGCAATGCGAGCTGTAACCACATCGCCCATTTTAGGGTGACCCAGTAACAGACCAGAAGCATAGAAATTAGTCAACGGTTGAACATCTTCACCAAACTGGGCTAATTCGTCCAGAGCGTCCTGTATATCAGCTTTTGATGGCTTACTTGACCAATTAACCTTATCAGCAAGAAAAGCGCTAATTTCGCCCTTAATTTGACGATTAGCAATACGATACAATCTGCCAATTGCTTTATCTAAATCATTACCCGCACCATAGAATGATTTAATGATCTTTCGCTGTTGCTTTTTACTTAGCATTGTTACCACCCTTGCGCTGCATTTGAGCGATGAACTCTTCTGGTGTTTGTGGTTGTTGTTGACCAGCTAATTGTTGCGCCTTGGCTTCGGCTAAATCAGCAGGGTTGGTGCCTTGTAAGGGTGCTTGATTAAATCCATAGGTATTCTGATCAGGGTCTTGTTCCTTTTCATCGTCAATTCGTTGTTGTTCGGCGTCAGCAGAAATACCAGTAACCGTTGCTAAGAACTCACGTAATGTCTGGTCGCTTAATAATTCAGTTTGATTAAGTTGGACTGCCATTTGAACGATGTCAGCATTATTACGTGGCAAGTTCGGGTGGTAGTCAGGCTTGTAATTATTCATCAAACTAGGGTCACTAATTGCTCGGTTGTATTTCCAATAATTACCTAGCAAACGTAACCGGCGCATAATCCCCCGAGTGTACAGGCTTTCTTGCATTGACCGCTCTTGGTCTTCCCCAAATAGCTTGTACATCAACGCAACCCCTGACGACTGACCACTAAACGCTTCGTCGGTCGTGTTCGGCGTGTTGGTGTCCTTATGGAGATCAGTAATGAGTTGGTTGATATAAGTCTGCCAACCTTGTTCATTCAACTGTTTAGTTAGATATTGAGCTGACGATGGAACTACCGTTGTGCCGTTAGCATTGTCATGGAATGACGGCTTTAACCAAATAAACGGGTCTTTGCTATCAATGTTAGGAACCTTCACTGGTTGCCCATCATCATCTAACAATGGTTTCCCATCACTTTTTAGAACCACTTTCATATTATCCGAGAAGTCAAAGTCACCGTTGATCATGAGCTTTGCATTAGCGAAATCTTCTTCACTGTTTGCCATTTCTGACATTGCTAAATCGTAGGCGTCAATTTCATCTAGCTTCGATTCCCAGTCACCAGTTTTGTTCTCGTTGTTAATGAACTCAGTTAATGGCACTGCACCAAAGTTAGTCTGCTCTTGCCCAATCAGTGTGTAGTTACCAGTAGAAGAGTTGCTAGTATCGTTTGATTTGAAATGATAAGTCTTGTTAGCAGTGTAGACATCAACATAATATTGTTGCTGATTGTCATAGTTCACTACGTAATAACGAACGCCAAACAATGAATGCTGGTCAATTGATGTGTCATAAACCACAAACGCTGTTGATGGATCAATAGCCCGCATTTTGACATCAGGAGTAGCAACATTTCCATCACTATCTTCTTTGGCTTCGTCAGCGTACAAGAGTTCATAGGCACGACCAGTTACCGACAGATTGGTTTTCATAACCTTTTCGTGGTACTGCTCATCGTTGGCTAGATTGAATGGTTTGATTAAATCATCTAGTTCATCGTTCTTATCGTTACCATCATCATTGTTGTACTTGAATTGAATTGGTTTCCCTAGCATATAACCGACACGCATGTTAGTAATGAACTTAGCAAAGCCTGACGCAATTCGATTGTCTGCTCGGTTCATTGCTTTCTTGTTGTTATTCCAGTAATGGATATCGTTATCACCTAAGTAGTAGCGTTGTAGCTTTGCAATACGTGGCGCATCAATTGTTGAATGCTTCTCTACGAACTTCTTCACAATATCAGCAATCATTGCCACGTTATCGTGATCAAAGTTAGCATGGAATACATCAGCCGGCATTACATAAGACTGATTGGCTTGTGGATTCCAACGCTGACCACTCAAAATTGAACGTGAATATAATTCTTGATTATCTTGTAGCATTAAACCACCTCACTTTATAAACCAAATCGGCGCATACCTTCCATAATTCCCTGACGGTTATTGCTTTCAGGGTGGTAGGTCTTGCGTTCTTTCAAATGTAAGTATGTAGCAATTGTATATCTAACTGCCATTTTGTTATCGTAAAGGCTCTTTATCCTCTACTTCTAATACTTTATTTCGTATTAGCTCAGACTATCTTTTGCTAAGGGGAAGATTCAACTTATGTTCTGCGTTATATCTTGCCGAACACTTTCTTGAACAGAACTTTTTCTTAGAATATTTATTACACGTAAACTTTTTGCCACAGCACAAGCATGTTCTTTCTTCATCATCTAAATGATGCTCTCTTCTCCACTTACTTTTGCAAGCATTAGAGCAAAACCTAGCATTTGACTGCATAGAAGAAAACTTCCTGCCACATTGTTGACAAACGAAGTGTCTTACTTTGTGCAACTTATCCTTAGTTCGCTGATACTGCTTTTTATGCCAAGCTCTGCCTTCACTGGACTTGTGCCATTTTATAGCCTGTGGGAGTGCATTTTCCTCCATGTTTTCCCGTAACTGTTCTTTACGTGCCACACTCATAGTTTTTGCGTGCAACATTCTATGCTGATGTATGCTCAAGCATTCTAAGTTTGAAATATCATTATTATCCGTGTTCCTATCCTTGTGGTGGACTTCATATCCGTCAGGAATAGGCCCGTTATACTTTTCCCAAACATAACGGTGAAGGTCAATACCAAGTTCAGTATTTCGATAATAATGATGATGTTCTGATTTTGTAAATCTATATCCGTCATAGACAATTGTTTTGCTCATAATATCCATTCCTTTCAATGAATATTATACCATCGAGTATCAGCAAGCGTCCATAACTATTCCCTTAACCGCAGGCCTCGTGGATAGGTTATATTCTCTAACAGAGTTTCACTATCTAGTCGTTGCGCCTGTCTTAACTTTTGAATTAAGACTTCAGTTCTGATTGGCATTTCAGCTTTCCAGATTTTTTCCTGCGTTTATACTCGACTCAATTAGAATCGTTAATCGAGTGTATCATCGTTCTCTTTAACAACTGCATCTTCGTTCTTGTCGTCCCATTGGTAGTTATAAATTTCATCTAAGAAACGTACTGGAGCTTTTTTCTCCACAAAAAAACGTCCTTGTTTCATCAAGGACGCTACGATTTCAATTCCTGGTACAACCGACTTCCAACCATACAGAGCATTAATCCCTGAATGTTTGAAATGGTCAATGTGTTCTGTTCTGGCGGTATCACAATAGAATGGCATATTCTTGCCATACTTTTCTTGCAGTTCATGAGCTATATCAGTCCAATAATCAATTTCTTTGTACTTTTCTGAATGTTCTTCTACTAAATACCAGTTGTCATCTTTATCAACCCCAAACACTACAATTGAACCGTAGTGCTGGTAACCCCAGTCGACACCAGCTATGTATCTAGCCATCGGTGGGACCTTATCAACAATCATTTTACGCTCGTCGAAGTCTTTATAGACAGCGCCTTCACCAGTAACCCATAGACCTAAGATTGAACGATCATAATACATGCCACTAGGGGTGACCGCCTTTAACGTGCTGACATAAGTTGGGTCAAGTGTCGGGTTATCATCAATTGTGAAATGAAATGCTTTGATACGATTTTTAGGCTCGTTTGATTTGTCAATATAATCAACCTTTAACCAATGTTGAGGATTGTCTGGGTTGGTATCACATAGAACACGAGCATTTGGAACAGAACAACGATCTAATATTTCTTGGAAAACATCGTGAGTTGATAATGATGTTTCGTTCACATAAGCACCGTATGAAGTCATACCACGGATAGCATTCATACCACGAGCTGAGCCTGTGTACGCTGGAACAATATCAACTCCAAATAAGTGGTAATGGCCGTGACGATCCACAGGTAACTCAATTCCAAACTGTGATTGAAGCGAACTAATGACGTTGGTATAAATCGTGTTAGATGAGTAACCAGCTAAGATATATTGTGGTTTAGGGTCATGCCGTACTTTTGCTAACTGATGAACTCTGCGCAATTCTAACAAAAACAAGTAATTATCGACATAAGTCTTGCCTGAACGAACGGCACCAGACAAGATTAAATACTTCCAATCATCATTAACATAACTACTCAGAACTTGAATCTGTTTCTTGGTCATTAGATTCTGAATTGCCATTCTGCTTTGGTACCTCCTCAATTAATTTATTAAGAATTGCGTCCAACTGTTCGTTACTTGCATCATCAACCCTTTCAAGAACTCGAGCCTTAGCTTCACTAATTCGAGTATCAGCACTCAGCTTCTTTAATTTTACTTGAGCCATCGGATCACTAAGTGGATAACGCTTCATGAGTTCTTTAGCGGCCGATGTTCGTTCTTTAATTGTTGGTGGGCTTTCAATTAGGCCACCATTAACTACATCAACTACCTTTTCGGTTTCTTCGGCTCTAAGCACACGAGTGTAGTATTGAAGTACTTCTTTAGCATCAGCAATCTTGTGCGACTCAATTTCAGCTGTTCTATTTGCTATATACGATTTAATGTCAGCATTTGTCAGCAATCTGTTACCATTTCTGCGTGCTGTTGATCGTGAACACTTGTAACCAGCCTTAACATAGGCGTCTGTGGCGTTGCCACTTTTTATGTACTCATCAGCGAACAGTCGTTGTTTCTGTGTTAATTTCATGGCATATCACCACACCACCTTTCTAAAAAAATACGTGCTAAATATGTATCATTGTATTGACGCACGTGTCAAATACGTGTATTATAATAAGTGTTGAAGGGAAGTGAAACATTTGGTACAACGTCGCAAGGTTGAAAAGAAATTCAAAGATAATGGCTGGTACTTTGTTAGACATGGTGGCAATCATGATATCTGGTCAAACGGCAAGATTAAAACTCAACTGCCACGTCACCCAAAGTTCAGCGACAAACTATACAAGGTTTTGATAAGAAAATTCAATCTGAAATAGCAAAGGCAAGGCTCCTAATCGAGCCGAACTTTTGTGTACCAAATTTTAGGAGGCGTACTATGGACGACATTAAAGTATTTCCAATTATCATTACTAAAGACAAAACTAACACCGATTACCCTTACTTTGTTGAAATTCCAGACATTGACGGAATGACCGAAGGAAAATCAGTTGCTGACGCCATGGAAATGGCCAAAGATTATATTGGCACTTATTCTCTGGAAGATAAGTTGCCTGAATCTAATACCACATTGCCTAAATCTAAAGACGGTTCTTTGGTCACTCTAGTTACCGTCAACGTTTCAGAATATAAACGTAAGCACGACAACAAAGTGATTAAAAAGACCATTACTATTCCTAACTACTTAAATGAATTAGGAAAAGAGAATGGCATTAACTTTAGTGAAGTAATGACAACTGCATTAAAAGAAAAACTTAGTGTTTAACTTTAACCGCCGGCAAGCGTTGACCTGTCGGCTTTTTCTTTTGCTTCCTTTCAAAGGTGTGTTCTGCTTGCACCAACATCTTGTGTTCTTGCCAGCAACTAACCACACCGTAACTTTTTGTACTTCACATTACAGTGACCTCACAAACTTATGGAAATCATCATGCGCCCGTTTTCGCTTATCAACAGTCGTTAATAGTGCCTTTTCAACTTCCTGTTTTTCACGCTTTTTAACGCTTCTTAACGCAATTTGTTGCAAGACTTGCCTTATTTTTAAACTAACCCTTCTAAGGTTTTTGTCTAACTCCTGCCAATTCGTTTCTTGATTATTCATTACGCACACCACCTAGGAAAGTCAATTTCCTTTGTTTTCAATGCTTCCTTAGCCATGTCAATAGCATTAGGATTGCCATTAGCAACTGCATCCAGAACAGACCAATACAATGAATCTTCGTTAGAATGAGCTAATTCAGGGTCTGATTTAGCATTATTAATTGTTAGTTCAACTAGTTGTTTAACGTCGTTGACATCTTTTATATCAATTAGCATACAATTCACCCCACAATAAAAGCCTGCGACCACCAATCATGATCACAGGCTTGTTCGTTGTTCAGTTTTCTGTATATGTAATCAGCCCACCACAGGGCGATGAGTTTACTTCGTACGTCCATCGTGAACCTCCTACTATATATCTACTATTCACAGCTATATCTAGCTATCTAAGTTACTATCTAAAAAAGCCAGCCGTTAAGCTGACTTTTTTACGATCCATGATCATATTGATCAAACGTGGCATCAATACTCATTACATAAAATATATTTGAATTCTTCTTGCCGAGAACTCTACCGAGACTTCCTAAGCGAAATACCCAATAATCATCCTCGCATTCTTTATAACGATCACTCGATTTAAAGTCTGAATGGATTCTTAACCGCACTTCAGCTTCGGGAATTTTTTCAAGGCCTTGTTTTTTGTTATAACCAAGTACCTTAACAATATCTTCCTGAGATAGTTGACATATTCTTTCTAAGAACTTCCATCGAACCTTACTATTAATAGTAGTACCTCGATTATCAAGATTATATTTAGAATCTTTCGTTAAAAAAGAGAAATTAAAAGCAAATCTTGAAGTATGGTGGGGTTTAATCTTAGTCTTCTTAGGAAATGATGGTGATTTAAAGTTTTTACTTTTAATCTTCATCAGAAACAAATACCCCACTATAGAAATTTTTAATAGATTCATCACTTATGACTTCACTTTGAGGCGTTTCTTTCCATGGCTTTTCTCTATGTGTTTGTCGCATTAAATCGTAAGCCGAACTGTATCCATAAACATCATAAATACTATTGAGAATGCTAGATGCTGTTGCGTCACTTTGAAGCTTGCTGTAATCACGAAGATCCTCGTCAGTTATTTCACCAACTATTCCACGATAACCTTTGTATTTTTCATGAACTGCTTCTACAACGGGTCCATATTTCCAAGCAACAATATCATTATCAAACATTCGCTTATTTGTTATCGATAAACTTGCGGCTTGAATATAGTACAACAATTTCATTACCTTCATTTGAGTTAATTCCTCAATGTTGGGGTTCTGACGCATATCAGCATTGTTTTTTACACGTAACCAATTTACGATTTCAAAAACATTATACATAATGCTCCCTCCTTACTTTGCATTTAAATAATACCATAGTGGTAGCATTATGAACCATTTTTGAGCTATTCTTAATATTTAAATTATGGAAAAGCCCAGTCAAAATGACTAGGCAAGGTGAAATAAAATGTTGTCCTATCACGGACAATATAGGCACAGGTTCACGCTCCCCTGATCAAGCTAATAGTGTAGTTGACGCTTTCTCTATGCTACCTATAACCAATCAATTACAAGAAACTTATTCTTGCTATTTTTAAAGACTACCGAACAGCACTAATAGATGTTTACGTCACTACTAGCGTTCCGCCTGTTAATGGTAGCCAATGCCAAGAAATGGAATCGAACCATTTTCATGCGTAGACGAGACTGTTTGTCTATGCTCCTACCAAGGAACGTTGGCACTTTCCGTGCGGATATGAGTAAAAACACGGAAACGCAGACAACAGGACTCGAACCTGTGACCCTCTGATTAACAGTCAGACGCTCTACCAACTGGGCTATGTCTGCAAAACCTAACAGAAGAGTTGTCCCTTCTCCTAGGTATAATTAGCAGTGTTCCACGACTGCTAAAAATTGTTGCTGCTAAACCTGTGAAAGCTAAGCAACGGGCTTTTTGGGTCAGGCGGTGCTAGACCAGCAGAAACACCAATTTGTAAGCATAACCATAGATTAAGTTAGAAAAGACATTTAGTATTTATTTCGGAGTGTCCCTTGTTACGACTTCAATCAAAACGTAGTTGCTAGTCTTGAACCTTTTAACGACATGCTCAGGTCGTATCTTTACTCTTTTCAACAATACCAATATACTGCTTTAAGTGTCGGCTCAGTGTCGGTATTTTGTCGGTTTTTCGTCCTACTTTGTCGGTAAATCGTCCGGTTTTTCAATTCTTACATGAAAATCTGGAATAATTGCTGGATTAACATGGTAAATTTCGCAGCCGGTTTCAACTGTATCGGCGAACTCCCAGCACGCATCATCATCTAATGAATAATACTTGTCTCGCCCACAATTGAGCAGTCCCACCATTTGATAAACTGCCAATCGGTCACGTTTACCAGTAATGTAACGATGTTCAAGGATTAATCGTGAGTCATGAGAACACCCTTTAACGGCGAAATCAACGGCTCGCTTAGCATTGTTATAGTCAACGTAAGTTAGAAATTTTCGTTCTGACGAATTACCAGCACCGCCACCCGGCACTCCAGTTATATCCATACTTGGGGAGTGTAGTCCCCAGTCTCCAGCTCTTCGACAAATTCGTTCGTACTTATCGTCATCATAAAAGAAGTCACGAACTTGGTCGATGGTAGCCTTCTTATCAATTTCTGGTAAAAGCCCCACAACAGCACTCCCCTTTGTTATAATTATTTTTGATTGATATTTAGGGAAGCTGTCCATTGTGACGGCTTTTTTTGTTTATACATTTTCACACCAAACGACGATGAGATTAACTGCCGCAACTATCACAAATACTATTGCCAACATCATCAACACATCTTCAACACATTTTGTTTCTATCGCATCAGCCAGTACAAGGCCAGCAATTATCGTTGGTACATATTTGATTAACCTATTCATTATCTCCATCCACAGGTTCCTTCATGGCTGGGGCTAACTTAGGATTTTCTTTTTTCAAATCTTCTAGTTCTGATTCAGTAAAAATTTCTGCCATAGATTTGGTGTGAGGCGTCCAATAAGCTTTGTTGCCAACAATACCATTGTTTCGACCTAGATAAGTCGCTTCACCATCCCCCAAGTTATCAGAGTCTAGCCACCGCAAACGGTATCCCCCTTTCTGGGAAACGTTTTTTAACGGGTGTGTGTAGGAACTCTTCAATTAGTGCTGATAAATACTCACGACTTGCCTTGCCAAAACAGGAACCAAAACTATTTATAAAGTAGTTAATATCTAACCAATTCGTTGCATCGCAAGCAATATCGAGCACCTCGTGTTCACTATCATCATAGATAGCAACTACTCCATCAACCGTTTCTGCATACATACGGTCATTTTGGTTTAATTTTTTGATAAATTCATCAATCTTCATCAACAAACACCTCCAACCGTTTGTTATATCCAGCGTGCTTATAAACCGAATTGGCAACGTATCGAATATCGGGGCGAGTTGGATATAGTTTCAGCATTTTATCCATAATTTCTCGTGCTCGCACCTTTTGATTAATGCTCCCTTGCTTATTAAAGGATTTGGATAGTAAATCAGCAAAGCGTAATAAATGACTAATCTGTTTTCTGGTCAATGAAAACGGCTCCCCATTTAGACAATTGAAATATTGATTATCTAAAATCACTGATAACTTTTCTAAATAATCATTGTGTTGTAGTTCTTCGTAAATCGCTTCGCCGAGACAGACTTTCTTCTCACTCATCTTCGTTATCCTCAACTTCCCGTGCGTAGAGTTCCACGACCTCACCGTTAGTAGCATTGGCAGTGCCTTTAGCGTCATCGAGATCATCAAACAGTTTTACATTTTCCTTTGCTAAATGTAATCCTTTCCTAACTTTCCCAAAAAAGGTTCCTATTGTATCTTCACTGGCAACGTAAGTTTTCCCAACTTTCACGCCATACCCGATTGATTTAATATCCTTATCCATGTTGATCCTCCCTAAACTTATCTAAACTAACATTTAATGCATCAGCAACTTTGCACATGTTTTTAAAGCTGGGTTCTGAAACTCCTCTACTGTACGAATATAAAGTATTCTCGTTTATCTTTGTCTCACGAGCCAGCCTATAAACCGTCATATTTCTATCATTCATTATTCTTTGAACATTCTTCCACATTTTGTGCGAACCTCCGTTTGTACCACAATATAATGTAGTATATAATGACCATTAGACGAGAAAAGAGGTGACTTTTATTCGTAAACGAGTAACAACAACTAGCCAATCAAGCACTGGAAGAAACCTCACTTTTCACGATAACTATTCTGGAAACGATATGACCCGTTCTCAGTTTGTCCGTGAAATTAAAAATGGTAATTATCCACGTTATTCAGTTCGCAAAATTAATAATGTGGATACTCCAGTTTCAAAGCCAGATAAAACTGTAAACAATAATCTAGACTAAAGTAATATTGATTAATGTTTTACAAAAGTAACCTTATATCCGTCAGCCTCAATTACATCTTTTGGCCCAATTGAAGCAATCAATTCCCCGTTATTTTTAGTAATATTAATCGCATCGTAAATCTCTCCATCAATTTTGATGTGAGGGATTTTTTGTTTACTCTCCATCTAATTCACTCGCTTTCACATCTTTACCTACGGCACCTTGCGCAATCGTGACCATGTTATTTAACTTGTTAATGCCGATCACCATGTAAAGATGTCCCCCGATACTTAACAGGCTGGTCACTATCCATTCGTTGTTGTGCTTCTTCAATCGTCATTCTTTTCGTCCTCGATTCTAACTAGCAGAGTGCCGTGTTTAACACGTCTACGATATGTTTTAGTTGCTCTATACCTTAGGTTGTCTTCCCTAACGTGATACTTTTTGGCTAGGCCTGGTATCGTTCCTAGATCAATGAACTCATCGCCTTTGTACATAGCGTACAGCCCTTTCCTTCTGCCCATTACTACCACCCCACAATTTCATGAATGCTGTAGTTGATGTCACGATAGACGTTGTAACGGTCATAGACAGGTTGCCCATTACGCTTGTTAATCTTCATGTTGCCGTGACGGTCATAGTGAACGTGCTTATCGTGCATTGCACTTGTTGTAAACCCAGGCATTTTCATTTTGAAATCATGCGCTCGTGGTACTACAACTTCTACTGGCAGGTTATGTTTCCAAGCAAATAGCTTAAATCTGATCTTTGCCGCTGGATCAATTAGCCAACTGGTAAGCCCCGTTTTGACGTCGTAAACATGGAGCATTCGCCCTTCCTGATCGTAAACAACGAAGTCAGGAGTGTAAGCTATCCCGCTCATGTTGTAGCCACATACGGGGAACTTGCCTAATAGCTGAAATCGTTGGTGTATTTCTACACGATATTTGCAATGCTCTAAATACTTTTTGAAAAAATCTAATTCTTTTTGGCTATCGAACTTGACGCCCTTGTACGTGACCTTCTTACCGAAATGTTTCATGAAACTACTCCAATCGGCATTCTGCCCCGATTACTAATCTCGGTGGAAGCTAATTGAACAATGAGCTTATCTAAGAAGCACCGCTTAATTTCTCCACCCCAAAAATCAAACAGGTCTTGAATACACAATTGCAAATCATAGGGAACAGTTGCATATACAGTGCCTAACCATTGCCCCTGTTGGTTTTGCACTTGGACCCAACCGTTTTCATTAAAAATCACTTTAAAACCCATTGCTTCAACTTTCTTTTGAAATTCAATATATTTCATGCTACTTCCCCCGCTTTCTTTAACTTTTCACAGTAAGCCAAGTAATTAGCGCAGTTATTCCACACCCACACCGCTTTATCAACGGTTACTGGTTCCGCTTGCAGCCATTTAAGCTGATTGTCATACAGCGGTGGATTAACGTTCGTCAAACGATATCGGCCATGTGTTGCCGTTAATGTTTTACGGCGCATTTGCATAAAATCAATTCGGCCGCTAATAATCGCCGCTAATTGATCTGACTTAAATTCTTTAAAATCATCTTGGGTTACTTTATCCCGTGCAGTTAGTGTGCTTTTCATGATTCACCATCTCCAAATGTTGGCAATTCAGGAGGAGTTGTCCCATCACTCAAAAGCGCTGGATGTCCTACTTCCGGCGACTCTTGGGCCATTCTACGTTGCCTTGCTTTTCGCTCTTGCTCCTGCTGCTTTTTAAACCAATCCGGTTGTGGCTCTCTAAGCCTGCCTTGTTGCTTACGCTCGTAGCGCTGTTGATTCTGCTGTCGACGTTTAGCGTCCTGTTCTTGAGCTTGCTGAACGGTGGTAATCCCATCGCTTTCTAGCCGATTAAGAACAGCTACTAGGTACCGCCATCCCGGATTATTAGCTTGTTCATTGGTCTTTTTCAGCGCATAGCAAACTAGCTCGGCTCCTAGTCGGTCAATATAACTAACAAACATTGGCATATGTGTGCCACCGCTGACGTTGATATTCAACTCTTGAGCTAATCGAAATGGATCGTCGCCCTTGGGGGCTTTAGGGGATTCATGATTAGTTACTCCGTTATTAGTAATATCAGTATTTAGTAAGTCAGTATTTAGTAGTGCCGGATTTTCCGTCGACGATTTTTCCGATGACGATAAATCCGTGCTCGGGTTTCCCGTTGACGGATTTTCCGTTAACGATTTATCCGGCTTCGGTGTTTCTTCTTTTTTAGTCTTGGCTTGATTCTTAAAGATAGGTCTTTCAGATAACGTCCATACACTACTGCCAAAACTACCTTTTTCGTTTGTTTGTTCACGTTTTAAGTAACCTAGTTCTTCGAGTTCTTGAACACCATCGCTGGTTGAGTCACGGCCATCTTTAGCATGCTTTGAAACTTCTTTAACGCTGTAATTCCAGTTATCAGGTTTAGACCATAAATAAGTAAAAAGGCCCTTGGCTTTCCACGAAGCTACTTCATCATTAAGAATTGTATTATCAAGGGTAGTAAAGCTCTTTTGATATACCTTTTTAATTTTTGCCATTCCTATACCTCCTAAAATGGCACGTCATCGGTATCTGCTGCACTTCCGTTAATTTCATCGTTATTGAACGGTAACGTGCTTAGATCGACATTCTCGCCCTGCTGGTTTGATGCTGATTGATTAACATTATTGTTGTAGTTGTCTTGCTGATCGTTGTAATTTTCCTGATTGTTTTTTCTTGACTCCAGTAAGGCGAAATTCTCAACGGTCACTTCCGTTACATAAACTTTTTGCCCTTGCTTATTTTCATAATTACGGGTTGATAATCGGCCATCAATGCCAACTAGTGAGCCTTTATGCATGAAATTGGCAAAGTTCTCAGCAGATTTACGCCACACAACGCAGTTAATAAAGTCAGCATCACGACTGCCATCTTGATTACGAAACTGACGATTAACAGCTAAGCGGAAGGCCACAACAGCGGTACCTTGATTCGTATAACGTAGCTCCGGATCATCAGTTAAGCGTCCAGTTAATACTGTTCGATTAATCATTGTCTTGTAACTCCTTTAATCGTTTCTTGGTTTCATTTTTGTAAGCGTCGCCTTTTGCAATATCACAAACTGTATGCCGACTGATATTTAAAGCGTTCATAATTTCAAGAACCGAAATCCCACACCAGTAAGCATCAAAAACTAATTCTGCTTGATCACTGGTTAGTTTTGCATTCCAACTTCTGCTGCCTGTTGGTGTTAATCAAGTTTTAATTGCGTGATGAACATTTTCTTTCCTTGATACCCATTCAAGATTGCTTACGGAATTGTTTTTCTTATTTCCATCTTTATGATTTACTTCTGGTAACAAGTTAGGATTGTCAATAAATTTCATGGCAACAAGCCTATGAATATAAAAGTTTTTCCTATGCCCATTTGACGATAAACTTATTGTTAAATATCCTTCCCCGTTATCGAATGACTTTAATCTATGATGATCAGCATTTTCAATATGTCCTTGGTCTGTAATGTAATATGATGAATTTAAATATTTAAATTTACGCTTTTTCTCGGTCATCCTCTTTCAACTCCTTCAATCTCTTTTTTGTCAAAATATGAAATCTCACTAGATCCTCGTCTGATAATTTGACTGGTTTAATATGAAATTTTTGGCAAAAACTGTTAATCCCTATCTGGTGTTGATACTGATGGTGCTCACGACACAAACTCATGAAATACATTTTGCGTTCGTCAATTTCGTGTCGATTACGGCCCATTCCAACGGCCCGGTAGTGGGCTAAGTCAGCATTTGGTTTGCCACAAATGACACACGATCTAGTCTTCATGGCTAATACTTGCTTGGGAAACTCGTTTGGAATGGCTTCCCATGTTTTCAGCTTGAACGGGATATTTTCTTCAAATAAAAAGTCCAGGATGGTTAAAATCATTTGATTAGCCGTCGTAACAGAACAATTGGATAAATGAAAGTATTCAATCCCAAAACTCATTTGAGTACGGAATTTGAAATATTCCTCAGCGTCATGTTGAACGTCACCCGTGTAATTACAAAAGTCATTGATTAAGGCGAAGATTTTCTTACGCTGATCATCACTGATTTGTCGATCGTCAATCGCTTCAACTTTGACTCTAATATGTTTACCCTTACGCTTGTACTTCAATAATTTAGTCAAGTCAGGATCATCATTAAGTCGAATAATCAGGAAGCGGCCAACAATTTTACGTATAAAGCCAAACACTAGTTATTCTCCGCAAACATATCAACTTGCGCTGCGTTTTGAAGGATTCTATCAAGTACCTTTATCCATTGTCTTAGTTGCTGTTGCCGATCAAATTCGGCATACCCTTTAACGTCTGATTTGCAAGTATCAACAACATTTTTCTGAATAGTTTTCTCTGTACTTCCGGTTGCTTGAACAGCCGTTTGTAATTTTTGCTTGTATTCAGTAGCCAAATTTTGCAGAGGATTCTGTTTCTTTTGTTGCCGGCTATTTGATGTTGATCGCTTTGTTCGAGTGTTAGTTGATGATTGCTTTTTATTCGGAGCTTGTCTATTAAAAGTTGCTTGATTAGCGTCATCGTCTTTTTCAGAACTAATTCCAAAAGCCGCCGCTAACTGATAACGTTTGGCGTAAGTTATTGCACTTCCGTAGCCCTGTGGGTCGCTCTTGACTGGACTTAGTGACAAAGCCCCCATTGTAATCGTTGCTCCGCTTTCATGAGCAATTACTGTGTTAACTGCCTTGTTCCCAGATGGATCATCAAAGACCATTTGAAAGTATGAAAGGCCTGTTCCCTCAAGTGCTTTATCAACAGCATCTTGAACACCTTCAAGCGTTACATATCCGCTTTTGAAAAATGGATTATTTCCATCTTTTGATGGTTGTTCAAGGTTTTTATGGAATTGATTTAATGCTTTAAACAATTCCGCTTTGCTTGTTGTTTCATCAGCCATGCTGCCACCTCCTAAAATTTGATCTTCATTTGTTTAGTTCCTTGAACAACGTTAATTCCCTTGAGAACTTCACCGGTTTCAGGATTAAATACTTTGCCATCCTGTACTTTGAAATTGTTCTTAATTCCAGTCTTATCAATGGAACGGTTTTCCTTAACTTTGACCCATTTAGTGCCGTCAAGTTGTTTTAATAACATGGCCGTGTTGTAATTCCATTTGTCACGTTGCTTGTCAAAAGTAACGTTCCCGGCTGTTGACTTAAATCTATACTCAGGGTCAGCGTCAAACTTCGGTTGAGTATATTCGTTGACAAGTTGGGTAAAGTTATCAATATCCTTTTGCAATGCTTCGTTTTCTTTGTCAGCACGTTTTTGCACTTCTTCGACGTGCTTCGTGTTAGCTGCTTGATAAAGCTGTAAAGAACGAATTTTATCAAGCGTCCATTTTAAAGCGTCATCGTTTTCAATCGTCCAGCGTTGCTTTTCTTCTTGTTTAGTTTCTTCGATCATTGCTAATCCTCCTAAAAAGGTAAATCATCAATTGCAAATTTACGGATTTTACGTTGCTTTAATGCTTCGTGGTTAAACTTGCCGGCTTGATCCATACTGCCCTTGTAGTATTGGATATCACGCTTAGTTCTTGCTCGTTGGTACTTATCAGCACACGCTTTAGAACAAAACTTATTTCCATCAAATTGAAAAAACTGGTGCCAATCAGTTACCGTCTTTTTCTTTTGGCAAATGTAGCATTTGAATTTAATAGCCAACGTAAACACCCCTTGCGTCCAAATAATGACTATCAACATAGCCATCACGGTTGCGATCAGCTAAGTAACGTTCATGTTCTTCTTCGTCTAGTTGATCTTGGTAAATATCACTTGCATAAGCAAACTTAATATTTAAGGCTTTCACACCTTGATCGACATTTTTAAAGCCGTACCAGTAGGCACAATCTTCTATCGTGCAAAAAACAATATTTGGACACTTAGGTGCGTACCAGTAGCGATCATCTTCGCTTTCTTGATCAAGACCGATCGTGCAGCCACAATTTTTACATTCCAGATATTTCATGATATTATTACCTCGTAATCTATTTAGATTTGCTATTCAGGAACTAGTGGCGGCTAGTTCCTTTTTTTGTGCTGTCAGCGAAGAAATCGTTGGCAATGTCCTGCAAAAATGAATGTTCATTGTTAGTCATGTACATTGCGCAATCGTAGGCGAAAAGCACGATCATAATTAGTGCCACCACATTCATTAACACACCGTTACCTTCTCGATATGCAATTGTCGCAATACTTGATGTGACAATATAAATAAGTGGTTTAAGAACTCGCATTGTTTTCACTCCTTTTTCGTTTGTTGATTTAACCAGCTTTTGAACTTTTTATAGATAACTGATTGCAACGCCATTGGCGCTGGTGAATTAATAAGTTTCGTCATCGTTGGTAAAGAAACACCAATTTGAACAGCTAAATCATTGCGGGTCAGTCTATGTAGCCCCTTAATGGTCAACAACTGCCGTTGGTCATCCTCTGAAAAAATATCCATTCAAACCACCCTTTATTTGTCCTGAGTTGCGACTAACTGACTTTCTTTCTGATCCGCCGTTGCATACTCACTAATTAACCAGTCACTTAATTTCTTGTAAGTTGCTGGTGTTACCTTGCGATGACCACGCTTGAAAATGTTATCCAGCGTCCGCCGACTTAAACCAAGTTGACAACCAAGCGCTACGGTGGATAAATTTAGTTCCCCAAGTTTACGCTTAATTGCCGTTACTAACTGCTCATTAAGTTCCATTTGTTTCACCCCCCTTTCAAAGGTTATAGATAATTACTGCAATTCCAATTAACGACATAAATAGAGGCATATAAGCGACTGCCATCAGATCACCCCCTTTCAATTTCAGCCGAGGGTCAATTTTGCTTTCCGTTTTCTTCTTGGCTTGGTAATCATCAAACCAATCTTGAAATGCTTGTGGGTCATACTCTGGTGCGTTACCTTCGTCTTTGAACCTGATGGATTCAAATTCCGCTGGGGTCATTTGTTCCAGTCGCCTTTTCAATGTGGTATAACCACCAATTCCCGCAATGTGATGTTCAATTAAAAACTTTCCAGATACCCGTTTAGGCATTGATTCTTCTTTTGGTTCTTTCAACATTTCGCCAATCGAATTAATGATTGAATGTTTAAGATCTAGTAAGTCTTGCTTGGTAGCAAGCTCGTTTAGCTCGGTCATTGGTTCACTTCCTTTCTGATATAATCAACTCAGCTTCTATGAAAGGAGGTGAGTTAAATGGAACTAAAAGACTATCGAATTAATCCAATGGATTTTGCGATTGCTTGCGTCCAAAGTTCTTCTGATAAAATCACTGTTGAAGAAAAGTTACGAGTTTATAAGAAGGCTTACGAAGAAGCAACTAAATTCGCTGATCAAATTCAAAAAGAGCTAAATTAAAATCCATTAATATTTGTTGCTAAGATTTTGATTATTTCGGCAATCTTAATGATCCGTTCATCGTTAAGGTTTACCGATTTTTTTAACTTCTTGTAAGTATCACAAGCCGTTTTTGTGATTGTTTCCTCTCCACTCATTGTTAAACTTCCTTTCTAAGTGGTACTGGTTCTTCAAACACATCTTCAATGCCATGTTTTTTAGCAAACTTTCCTGAACACATTAATGAACAGAAGTTTTTATAACTGCCGTTGAATTTGTAGCGGTAATACTCAACACTAAATTCCATGTTGAATGGGCCAAAAATATCAGTTCCGCAATAATCACATTTAAGATGTTTACTGTTTGTGTTATCCATGATTTATTTCTCCTATGTGTGTTTATTTCGTTTGATATAATCGCCTTGAGGAGGTGACTATATGAATGATTTTGACGTTGGTAAAATTGCAAATGATATTATCGATGAAGCCTTGCAAGAGCCTTTTGAAACCGAATGTCCAAACTGCCATTTAAAATTTAAGGTTTCATTGGGTAGTAATCATTGTCCAAATTGCGGAACTTTGGTTACTGTAAGCAAAGGCTAATCTTTATAAGTCAGTTCTTTTAATAAAGAATTGGCTTTTTTTAGTTCACCGTTTAAGGTCTTAACTCTTGAAATCATTTCATCAATTGAATCTTCAAACTCTTTTTTATTTGTAATTTCCAAAACGATGTTTTTTTGGATTTCGTTCACCTTTTACGTCCCCTTTTAACTAACGTGGAATAACTTGACCTTCTGTGTAGTCAGCGTCGTTGACCCAATCCATTAATTGAATATCAGCGCCTTCGTTGGTTTTATCTACTACTTGGTAATCAAAGCTCTTTTTCATGATGTCCGTCTCCTTTTTGCTATACTGTATTTATCTCCTTGAGAAAGGAGGTGAATGATGTGGCTACAAATCCACCTAAAGATGGCTCCCGTAAAGGCGCTGTTCGTGGACGTTCTCAAACTTACAATCCTGTAACTAAGCAATACGTGAAGCGTGATACGAAAACCGGCCAGTTTTTAAATGTCAAGCAAGACGGTACTAAGTTCAAAGGCGTAAGAACTGAGAAGTAGTTCATCTATTGACCAGTTTGCTTTTTAGCAGGCTGGTCTTTTTTAAATCCAATTTGTTTCATTTGGTTATGTGGTTTTGGTTTCGCATAATATGAACTTTCTAAATGGCGAAATACTTGCTGACCGCTTTTCATTATGTCCATCTCCTTTCTGATATACTCTCCTTAGAAAGGAGGTAAGTTTTATGGCTAAATATTCTGATGAAGAACTCAAAGAATTTGAGCAACAAGACTATTTGCTTCTTGATATGGAACTTAAAAAAGCTAAGAAGAATAATCAGAAAGAATTTAAAGTTAACGCCTTAGCTTTTGACGAAGTACCAAATTAAAAGCAACATATTTGGTCTTGGGCTTCCAAGAATGGAATTGATTACTCTGAGAAATTCAATGAGTTCATATTTCATATTTCTTGATTAATGACATTGAACGAACTGTTGATATATCAAACTCTTCACTATTAACAATCAATTCAATCTTTAATGAATTAGGATTTTCTGGATCCGTTCTATCTTGAGTAATTCGTTGAAATAAAATCCCGTTATACCGATTACTCTCAATTGCTGTAATTCCCAACGACCTTCTAAAAGTAAAAGTAAAATTTAAATCTGTATCTTCAATGACTAGCGCTCTCAATTTTGTTTGAGGGTGCTTTTTTTGAAGCTCGTTGAGTTTATCCTTTAGGTTCACCTTTCTCACCTCCTCTTTACTACATTTGATAATAGCTGTCATTACTGCCTTACTACGTTCGTAGTATTTAAAGCTAAAAAAATTTCATCAGTGGATACTTTGAAAATCTTCGCCATATTGTAGATTGATTCTGCACTTGGCTTTGAAATTCCCTTCTCCCAATTGTAAATGGAATTAGGAGTGTTATTTAATTTTCTTGCAAGTTGGAATCTTGAAAGACCCGCGTCTTTCCTCAATTGCATTAAATCCTTTTTCATTAATTAACCTCCCTTCCTTGTTTACATTTATATAATACTACATTAAGAGTAAAATGCAATACTTTTATACTATTTTTTTAAATAAAATTTTTTTATACAACTTCTTTGTACTACAATTACTACTAAAGGGGAGGTACTACAACTATGATAGGCGATAAAATACATGAGCTAAGGACTCAAAAGAGAATGTCGCAAACTGATTTAGCAAAGGCTATTCATGCTTCCCAGCAAGCTATTACTAAATGGGAAAATGGTAAATCAGAACCTTCTTCTAGTGTAATTAATAGCATTGCTAATTATTTCAATGTTTCTACTGATTACTTGTTAGGTAGAACTTCTGAAAAACTACCTGACAAGGACTTAAGTAAAAACCAGAAACTAATAGCCTACTCCATCGACCCTGATACTTCTGATGAAGAGCGGGACGCTATTATTGAGATGGTTCAAGCTGCTAAAAAGTTCAGAAGAAGAATTTAATGTAAGGCTGGTGGTTCTATGTGTGAATTATCAGACCTTGAAAAAATTGAAGACGAATACCCAAATTTAGCGTTTTATGGTATCGAAATCAATAATCCTAAATATCATGGGCACATTGAGGGTAATGAAGTTTATATTAATACTCTTCAGCCTGATCTTGACTGGCTCAAAACTGCCCTTCATGAAACGGTTCACTATGATTATGATTACTGCAACTTATCTAATCAGGAGAAACGCAAAACGATGGTAGCCGAAGGCTGGGCACGAAAGGAAAGCGAACGTAGATACAACGAATTATTTGGAAAAGAAGGAAACTAAAATGATCAAAGTAGAAATTAAAATCCCGGAACATGCAATTATTACTGCTGATGATGAAAAGGTTACTGTTGAGCATAAAGGCCTTAGGAGTTTAGCTAATCACGGTGGAACTGGCTCACAATCTATACCTTATACTTCTATTGCTAACATTGACTATAAAGAACCTGGCTTAACACGGGGCCATATTGTAGTAACGCCTATGAGCGGTGACCAACATGGTGGTGGCTTCGGTGGTCTTGACCCCATTTATGCTGGATCAGCTTGGGGAAAGAAAAATGCCATAATTTTTGGCAAGAAGCATAAAGAAGAAATGGACAAGCTTGTTGAATTTATTAACAAAAAAATTGGCGAAGTACATTCTAACAATGGTTCAACTACTAGTTCTGCTGACGAAATCGCTAAATTTAAGAAGTTACTTGATGATGGAACCATTACTCAAGAAGAATTTGACACTAAGAAGAAACAATTATTAGGACTATAAAAATTGTCCAAATCCTGATGACGTTAAAAGCTGGTGCAATTATTTTTTTAGGAGGAGTATTCATTATGAAATACTGTCAAAATTGCGGTGCTCAACTTGATGAGGAAGCCGTTGTATGTCCTAAATGTGGGGTTCCTGTTGCAGGCGCAACAATGACTGGAGTTACCCCCCCCCAACGCTGAACCAAAGCCATCGGCTGGTTGGGGCTTTTTAGGATTCTTTTTCCCGATTGTTGGTTGGATTCTTTACTTTGTATTCCACAAAGAAACGCCTAAACGCGCTCATCGTTGTGCTGTATGGGCTTGGGTAGGATTTGCAGTGCAAATCGTATGGTGGATTATTTATGTAGCGGTCGCCGCTTCTGCTTATCCTTACTAAAGGAGTGACACTATGCGATATTGTCCTAATTGTGGTAAAGAAGTTGAACCAAAAGCAGTTGTTTGCCCTAACTGTGGTGTAGCATTACCCGCACCAGTTACTAACAATCAAGTTGTAAATGCTCAAAACGATACTGGTTCTGTCGGTTGGGCTTTCCTTGGTTTCTTTATTCCTATTGTAGGATTGATTTTATATATTATTTGGCGTAACTCTGAACCTAATAATGCTAAAAAAGCCGGTCTTGGTGCTTTAATTAGTGTTATTGTTTGGGCTACATTCTGGGGAGTGAACCGACTCTACTAGATTATTTAAGTGCATTAAAAAAGTTGGGCTTAATTGATCGTCGGCAAAGTAATAGAATACGTGCAACTTTTATTTTCAGAAACTCTATTTCGCATTATAACCAAGGATTCACAGCCGTCAGTGATATTGAATCTATGCTACATGGAGTTGAAAACATCTTCACTACTTTATACTTACCGAGTCAAGAATGGAAAGAAGCCCATCCAAACGAACAACTTTCTGAACCAGATCGTCATGATAAATAAATTTCTGTAAATACTCATCATAATAATAGGGTCGAAAATTATCGTCCCTACGAATACTGTATTTTTCAAAAATATAATTCTCATAATCATTTAAAAAATGTTTTATTTGAATTAGCTGATCTTTAGAAAATTGAGTCATTTTAGCACCCCCCCTGTTTATTTTTTATAAAGTATATACTTTTTGATGTTGGTAATAAACCGCCCCATTTCTGGAGCGGTTTAAAAATAGCTATATTAGAACATACGTTTAGGAAGTGATATGGAATGAATAATGAAGACTATCTGAAATTTTATAACCTCATCTTAACAACAATTAATCAATACAATATAAGAGATTGTTTTCAACTCATTAAGATTTTACGTCCAAAACCAGAACTCCAATATTTTGTGAAGCTCGGCTATAACGGTGAATTAATGACGCAAACTATTGTTAGGATAGTCCGTAACTTGGCTATTGACGAATTAATTGTTGCTAAATCACAACCTATGGCTTTTTTAGGAACTAATTATATTATTCAAGGATTAACAACTAAGGGCCATAACTATTTAGCAGTAATAAATGAACCCAAGGCGTGGCGAAAAGTTAAACAAGCACTTCATGATGAAGGAATTCCCCTAACACCGCAAAGTGCTTCTCGATTTATGACAAAGTTATTTTTTTAATCCAATTTAGGCTTTGAAAAATCGTAAAAGTCTTGCTCATCAAGGCATTCATAACTTTTAGCAATGAAAGTTTTAGTAACCATCACCTTACCATTTTCAAGAGGTTTAATTTTGGTACCTGTTTTATCGCTAATCGCACCCGATAGATCAACTGAATCAATGTAGAAATGTTTAGGAGTTTCAACAATTCTTGGCAACTTAGATTTCATAATACCGCCCCATTCGTTTAATTATTTACTGTTATCTTATCACAACTCAGAACATCTGTTTGAAAGAAGGTGTTATCGTGTGGGTTGAAAAGAACAAATCGGGTTCATATAAATATAGTGAACGTTATAAAGACCCTCTAACTGGTAAGTTGAAAAAGGTTACTATTTCATTAGACAAAAATAACAAATTTACTGCTAAGAAAGCGCAAATGATTCTTGAAGCTAAAATCCAGAAACGACTTCAAGAAAACGGCAAAGTGCAGAAAGGTGTCACACTAGGTCAAGTCATCGAAGAGTGGGAACCAATTTATAGAAACCAAGTTCGCCCCACTACTTTCTCACATTACGACCAAGTTAAAAAGAAAATAGAACATTATGTTGGATTTGATACTTTGGTTAATAAAATGGACGACCGCTATTTAATTCAGCTTTGCGAAAGACTACTGTATAAAGAAAATATGAGTAACGTAATTGTTCGCAATATCTATTGGAAGTTAAGCGCCATTCTCCGCTTCGCTTACAAACGTGATTATGTAACTCAGTCGCCACGTAATCATTTAGATATTAACTGGAAGAAAGAAACTCATCAAAAGATTGCCAAAAAGTTTCTGGAAGATTCTGAAGCCAAAGCCGTCCTAGATTATGTTTATCAACATAACCACCAACATGGGGCAATCTTTGAATGGCAATATTTAACAGGTATGCGAATCGGTGAAGCACTAGGTATGCAGGTCAAAAACATCTATGAAGACAAGGGTAACTACTATGCTCAGGTTACAGGAACCCTTATTTACACCGACTTGAAAACCAGTGACTACTATAAGCAAGACGCTACTAAAACCGCTAGTGGGCTGCGTTCTGTTTTGCTTCCCAACCGAGCGGTTCAGTTATACAAGGAATGGAGTTTTGGCAAACAGCCTGACGATTTCCTGTTCGTTTATGATAATCGCTTCTTCTCTTTCACTACGTTAAATCGCCAATTATTCAACGCTAAGAAGTTCCTAGGAATTGATAAAGAATTAACCACGCATACATTTAGACACACGCACGTTTCAAAATTAGCTGAATTAGGTGTACCTTTGTACATCATCGAAGATCGGATTGGTCATGCTAATTCTGCTACTATTCGGAATGTATATTTGCATGTCACCAATAAAGCTAAATCAAAATTTGATAATACAATTTTGAACCTAGATTAA